GCCGCCATTCCAAAAAGGAAACAGCTAAGCAAAGCACCAGGCTTGGGCCAAACTTCCATCGGCTCCAACCTCATCACTGGTCTGGGAAAAGGAACGACAAAAGGATCGGGCAAATCCGATTGATCGAGCAACTCAAAGGAGTGATTTTTGAGGCCGAGGTCGACGCAAACAATTTGGTCCATTACTGGACTATCAATCTGAGCAGGTAGAGACGTGACTTGACTGATGTTATCCACTTCAAAGCTCTCAGTGGCATAGCGACTGAGACCATAGAAGAGTTGCATCTGGAAAGCAACTTGTTTGTAGTTGATATTCAGATCAGCTTGATACCTGTTTTTGAACATGGGCCCATCAAACTGCTCCACAGAGGGGTCGATTGATGCTCCAATGGTCAATTCCAAAGTTCGGTGCACAATAGCACCGAGAAATGGGACATTCAGAAAGTGACGAAGGCCCATCGCCACAGTGTGGCAATAGTCCCTCGGATTTCGGACGTTGTTTGGATGAGCTGACCAAAACAACTTCGGCAACATCCGACCAAGTTTCGGGATGAAGACGAATTTTCCGTTGTTGGCATAGGGACGCATACTCAAAAACTCACAAGCGAACACCTTGTTCGTCAAAGAAGCCTTAGAGTTGATCCCACAGCCAAGCATCACTGATCTAAAAGCGGAGAGCCAAGCCTGGGCAGACTTGCGCTCACAGCCCAAAAGAATCAGGATATCGTCACTCTTATTAAAGACGTGATGAGGGACGCGAGCGAGCATTTTCTCCCTGTTACAGAAGATCAGATACACAGCACGCATCGTCAAAGAGTGGCTAAGGGTCGTCCACTGGACACCGGTGGACAAGCCTTTGTCTGTGGAAAAGGTCACGCCATGTCTGGATTGACCATAAATTTTCGCATTCGAGCGTATGCAGGCCATCGGCTCCTCCAGGAAGCCAGCTGTCTCACACACCCGTTCCACAAAACGTTTCATTGGGGGCTGAATACTAGCGTCCATCGTTTCTCCATCGACAGACGCAAAGTGATTGGCCCCTATTCTCTCGTGGGCACTAGTGAACTCCTCATTAAGTTCCTCCAGTGACATATCGTAAACAAAGGTCCAGTTGCCAACTGTTTTCCTATCGGCATTGGCGAGGGCCCGGCTAAGGGCTTTCACACTGGGACCAGCCATCAGGTTATTCTCCGGACGGCTGGTTTGAATGGCGCGGGGGCGAAAGCTCATTTCGTCCCGGCGGCAGTCATGCACTTTGTTTACACACTCCCTCTTCACGAAAAGCTCGTGGCGGCCTAGAGTTGGGTGATTCCAGGCATCTAAGGCACCGCGGAGATAATGGAGTCGCTTCTTCGGCAGGAGGCTATCTAGCCAACCCTGTTCCGAATCTTCCAACTCCAAACTCCTTGGCACCCAAGTTAGGGGGAGCCCTGCGAGCTCGGCTTCAGCCCATGGAGCCATCACCGGGGTGGCGATGGTGACACGGGCCTCTATGGCTGTCCGCTCGTTGTGGATACAACTGTTACACACAACGGGAGTCCAGCCATTGAAGATGATTCCGAGGCCAACCGCCCCGAGAGAGGGGCGGCATTCATCCCGAGTTATCGGCTTGACAGCAACTTTGCTGCCAGGATGTTGCGGGGGCGCTGGGGTGTCCCCACAGCACAAAGCCGCAACAAAAACCGGTTGAACGGGTCCCGCTCGAGACTCCCATTTGAAGGGAGCGCCACTTTGCAGCGCCTGCTTGGCCTGATACCGAAGAAGGCGGAACTTGGTGGTTTCGTCGGGGCGACGATCGCTCAGGAGTTTTTTTAAGTACGTCCAAAGGTCCAATGGACGGACTCCAATCTTGGCGCAACACAAAGCCTTGGACCCAGCGCACCTCAGCCAATCATAAGCAGAAGTGCACCAAATTGCGCATTTTCCTCCATACGTGACGACAGCCGAGGAAACTGGGACAGCAGCGAAAGCTTCCGCCGCTGAAACAAAAAACTCGACTATTGAACCAAACCAGCCTGCACCAGTGAGTCTCAGGGCAGAAGCCATGAAACGCAGGGTGCTGCGCGCCTGCAAAACGATGGACACAAAGTCCATTGGTTTCACATGAGAACGAAGGCTGGAAATCCAGCCAACTAGTTTGGACATCAGGTACGCTACAGTGGCGCCAATTGCCAAGGCGCCACCAGCAGCAGCTGAAGGGAAGCGTTCCAGGAAATTCAGCACATAGTCCCAAAATGTTGGTTTTGGGGCACCGGCTGCCCTGTGGTCATTCGCCTCACTAACCTCAATGGCATTGACACGGAGGTGTGTGGCCGCCGCTCGTACATTCTTCGAAGCCAGTACGGCGGCATGAGTTGACAAGAACGCAGAAGACGCTACCCATTCTGAGTCCTTGAGGCCAAGTTCTCGAGCGAACTGGACCAATTTGGTGTTGGCGTTGGC